ACCCAGGCCCGCCACGCCCGGCTGGACAGCGTCTCGTGGTGCCACCCGCGCAGCAGCGCGTTGGCCAGGCAGTCGAGGGCCATCAGGACCTCGATGCGCCAGCTGTACGGGTCGCCGGGCAGTTCGCGCGGGGCCAGGTTCACGATCAGTCCTCGGTGACCGCCGTGCCGGCCGTCAGCTGCGGCGTGACGCCGGAGCCGCACACGATGCTCGGGCTGATCGCGCCCTTGTAGAGCAGCTTGCCCGCGCCGCTGGACGCCGTGCCGATGCCCCAGTGGGTCGCGGTGCCCGAACCGCCCGTGCCGGCCGGGAAGGTGACGTTGGCGGCGGGCGCAACGGCGTTGCCGGTCACGGTGAAGCCAGAGCCAGAGCGCGCGACGGCAACCCGGGCATAGCTGGTGTAGGCCACCTCGTTGGTGGTCTGGTCACCGGCCTCGCCGGGATCTGCCGTGTGCAGGCTGAAATACAAGCTGCCGGCCGTTGCGGAGCCAGGCAGGCCGGTGGCATCACCGACGCCAGCGAAGGTGGTGTTCTTGAACACCAGTTCGAGCAGGGCGGTTTCGAAGACGTTGGACTTGGACATGGTGGGCTCCTTCAGCTTTTCCGGGTGGGTTTGGTTGGTTCCTGGTCGTTCGCTCCGTTGTCACTGGAGTCGTCGGTCGATTGATCCTGCTGCACAGGTGCGCCTGCAGGCGCGACGTAGGTGCCGTCGCGCTTCTGGGCGGCGATCTCCTTGGTGCGCTGCTTGTGCTTGGTCGCCCAGTCGACGCCGTCATGCAGGATCGACTCGGCGTCCAGGGTACTGATGCCCATGTCCACGCGAGCGCGCGCAGCGGCGACTTCCTTGACCGGATCGAGCGCGCCGGCGCCGTCACCGGTCCACACCGCGTTGCACCAGGCGGCGCGGATCTCCGGCGAGGCGAAGAAGCCCGGCGCCTGGATGCGGTTGTTGGAGATCTCGTTGGCCAACCACAGCTCGTAGACCGGCTGGCAGAACTGGGTGACAACACGGTCGCGGCGGCACTTGAAGAACTTGGCCGCCATCAGGAAGGCACCGCGGGCTGCGGTGTACGAAGACTGGAAGTGCATCACCAGCACCTCATAGGGCAGGCCCAGCGCCATTCCCATCTGCCGAACCATCGCCGTCCAGAACGGGTCGAACTCCGGGTTGGGCCGGCCCGGGCTAGCGGTGGTCACGTCTTCGCCAGGCAGCAGGTGCACCGCCTTGCCGCCGCCCATTTCTCCGGACCACTGCTCCGCGCCGTCCAGCGTACTCTTGACGCTGTCGTTGTTCTGGAACAGGTCGTGGAAGGCCTCGGTCTCCATCCTCACGAATACGGCAAACACACTGCTGGCCACGGCAGCGGCCAGCTCGTTGTCTGTCCACTTGTTGAGCTGCTTGAGCGGCTCCAGGATCGGGGAGATCCACGGCACGCCACGGTACTGACCGAATCGCAGGTGCTCGATCATCTGCAGCACGTTCATCCGCCCGGTGCTGTCGCCTCGGATTTGCACCCGGGTCCACCTGGTGCCTGCGGTGGTGAGCTCGCCGGGGTGACGATCGGCCACGTGCACAGCGATTGCGGCGCCTGTCTGCTTGTCGATCTCCACGCCATCGATCAGGGTGTCGGTGTCGGGCTTACGATCCGGGTTGCAGATGCGGTCGGCCTCGATGCCCTGCAGCGCCAGGCGCACCTGGCCGCCGCGGTTCAGCAGCGGAGTGAGGAAGAACGCGTCGCCGCTGCCGAGCTCAGTCCGGTAACCCAACTCCTGCAGGCCGTAGAAATTGCAGGCGCGGGCAACGTCGCAGTCCGTCGAGGCGGCCCACACCGCGAAGGCGTGGGCCGTTCGCGTGTTCCACTCTGAAGCCTCTGTGTCGCTCAGGCCGAGCAGCTCGGCTTGGATGGCTGGCCTGCAGGACAGGCCAGTGCCGACGACCTGGCCGACAGCCGTGTTGATCGCGCCGACGGCGACCGGCGCGTTCCGGAGCTGGTCCCGCGATCGGCTGCGCAGGGCCGGCAGATCCGGAATGATGTCGGTGGTCGGCGATCCGCCGCCAGGATTCCAAGCGCTGGTAGATGCCCGATCCCGCCGCGCCCCCAGGTAGCCACCTCCAGCACCACTGTACGCGCCGACGCTGCGCAGCGCGGCACGTGCCATCAAGCGGCGCGCGGCGGTCCTAGGGGCCACATAGGCGATGACCTTGTCCAGAAGGTTCTGCTGCTCGGCAGTGCCAGGCCGGCGCGGAGTGGGTTTTTCGCGCATGGGATCAGCGGGCCACGACCGTGTAGGCGCGGCTTTGTCCAGCGGCGCGCCGGCTGAGGTTGGCCAGCTGCTCGTTGCAGATCTCGATGCCTGCGCGAATTTCGGCCAGATCCGCGCGCGTCAGCTTGCGGCCTGCAATCTCGTACGACTGCCCGGCCAGGACCTTGATCTCAGCCGCCAGGTAGGCGTCGAGGCGCGCCTGGGCTTGGGCGACAGTGATTCCGGCCATTACATGCGTGCTCCTGAGGCTGGTTGCGAGTGGGTGCGTTCATTCGGGGACTGGGACCGGATCAGTCTATGGATTCGGGCGTCTCAAAAACAGGGCAAAACCTGAGACAACCGGCGTTGCGTGGGGTAGCATCGAGGCCTCATCATTGGAGGTCAACATGGCGATTCGTCGATCCTTGATGGTTTCGCGCGGCCTGCAGTTGGTCGGTGTCGTGTTGATGGTGGCAGGAATCGTGGCCTACTCCCAGCGCGACACGTCGCGCTTCATGGCACAAGCGTTCCTTGGAGGGCTGGTGCTCATCCTTGGCGCCCGGATCTATGAATGGCTGACCAAGGAGTAGCGCTCCTCTAACCGCCCGATCGCGGCGGTGCCTTCATCCACCGATAGATGGTCGCGCGGCTGACACCGTGCTTGCGTGTGATCTCTTCGTTGCTCATGTTGGTGAGGCCGTCGCGGTATACCTGTGCCCGAAGCGGATTCGACTCGCTGAGCTGTAGCTTTTTTTTTACGCGGACGCGCTGATCGCCATAGCGCTCCTTCAGACGCCGCTCGATGGCTGCCGCCTGATCGGTAGTGATCCCGACACCCAGCTCAAGCACCTCCCGGATCATGGCGATCACGATGTCTGCGTCTTCGTCTGCTGCCAGCTGGTCTGCGATTGGCATATTCATCCTTGCCGCAGGCTGCGGGCCAGGTTGGCACGCCATCCAGCCGCTGGCGGCGAAGGCGGTGCGGGACGCCTTGCCAGTGTGGCAGGAGGGGCGTCGCGAACAGGCACTATCGGCTGATCTGCCTGCACCACCTGCGGCAGAGCTGCGGCAGGCCGCTGGGTCGAGATGTCGGGGCGGAACAGATCGCCATTCGCCGGCTGCACTGCCTGCTCGAGCCGCCCCCACTGTGGCGCGGTGTAGACATGCAGGTTCAGAACGTGTGTGCAGAAGACCACGTACACGGTGCAGTCCAGGACCTCGTTGCGGGCCCGCTTTGGGTTGACCCACTTGTACTCGACGCCCCGGGAGGTGCGCTGCGGGACGCGGCTTTCGGCGGTGAGCTGGGTGTAGAACTCCGGCGGCAGGTCCTTGCTGAAGTGCACGTAGCCGGGCCCGGGCTGTGTCACGCCCAGGCGGCCATAGATCAGGTCCTTGGCAGTGTCAGTTCCGACGTACCACAGCCGCACACCGCGCTTGATGATCTTGCCGCGCCAGTTGACATCCTGCACCGTGGCCTTGCCTTTCACCTGTTTGCTGGGCATCGGGTCGCCGCGCACGGCGAACACGCGCTGACGCTCGCGCATCCGGCAGTAGTTGTAAGCCTGGTGGGTGAAGTGGCCGCCGGTGTCCACCGCCATGGCTTCAATCTTCAGCGTTTGGCCGCTGGCATGAAGGAAAGGGGTGTCGCGGTAGGCGTCGAGCTTCTCCCATTCGCGCTCATCCGCCGGATTGGCCGGGATCACGCTGTAGTCCACCGCCCACATCTCCTCGCCGCGTCCGATGGCCCAGCTGACCGCCTCGAATCGATCATCCTGGACGTCCACCGCGCTGCAGATGACAAGTCCACCGAAGGGCACAGTGAATCGCCGGTAGTCCTCCGCGCGCCGGGCCAGCGCATGCTGGTCGGCCTGGTCAAATGCCTCTTTCCACAGCTCGCCCAGGGTTTCGTTGATGAATCCCTCCAGCGGTCCGGTTTCACCTGCCTTGGCTTTCTGCGAGGCTTCGAGGAACTCGCGGACGATGTCGGACCACTCCCGCTGCGGGCTGTATGCCGTCCAGATGTGGAATGCGACATGCCGGGGCGGCATAACAATCGCTCCGTCGCTGTCGGTCCACCGGTGCTTGTGGTGGTCGTAGCGATACCGGCCACACTCGGACACCCACTGCGCGCCGTTGTCCCAGATCTGCAGGTAGTCGGCCTGGGTGATCGATCCATGGCAATGCGGGCAGACGTGCCGGACGGTCGACGGGTCCGCGCCGTCCCACTTGAAGCCGTGGCTGACCTTCTTTCCGCCCCAGATCAATGGATGCTCAGCGTCGCAGTGCGGGCACACGATCTGGTAGCGCATGCGGGCGTCTGCGTTGTCCTCGCGGTACTGGATGTGGCTGAGCTGGTCCCGCCGAGGCGTGGTGCCGGCGATCAGCTTGGGGAACGGAGCACCCTCCAAGCGGCCTCGGGCCAGTGTGATTGGGTCAGAGCTTTTCTCGATCACCCAGTCAAAGCCATCCACCTCATCGAGCATGGCCACCGCCACCGTGATCCGGCGGTAGGCCCGGGCCGCCTTGCCGCCCAGGATGTGCAGCACCGATCCGAGGAAGGTTTTCAGCTTTAGCGTGTCCTCCTTGCCTGCACGCAGGACTGCCTTCACGGCATCCACGTCCCGCAGCATGGGATCGATCTCGCTCTTGACGAAGCTGTCCCGATCGTCGTCTGTCGGCTGCCACAGCGCCTGTTTTCGGTGCCGGTGTGCGGCGTTGTAGGCGATAAAGGCGCCGAGGGTCTTGGTGTACCCCACACGCTTCGCCTTTCGCACGCTGACCTCGGCGATGTCGTCGTGACTGAACGCATCCATCCAGCCCACCTGGAAGGGATACGCCTGCCATTGGCCCCTGGTGTGGCTCGACTCCGGCGACAGGAAGAAGTTCTGCGCAGCCCAGACACTCAACGGCTGAGGCGGGACGGCCTTGAGCGGATCCAGGCCGGAGAGCACTGCGGCCAGGATGGCACGCTGGGTTTCCGACTGTGGCCGGCTCATGCGTCCACCACCTCGCCGGATTCCGCCGAAGCCTCGTCGTCGTCTTCCGTTCCGACGACCTTCTGCACCACCAGGCGCTCGGTCGCGCGCACCCATTCGTTCCTGGCGCTGGAGATCGCCACCATGACCTGCTCCCGAGCGGAATCCGGCAGATCTGGGCAGGCCTTCTTGAGCATGCCCGGCAGCTGGTCGAACCGCTCCACGACTGCCTGGCTGGCTGTGGCCAGCACCTCGGCCAGCAGCTGGATGTCGGCGTAGGTTCCACGCGCGACGGCGTTCTTGATCTCGTGACCATGGCGCATCTCGCGGGCCAGCGCAGCGCGCTCCTGCGCTAGGTCGAGGCCGCCAACCTCATCGCCCATCCGGCCGGCAGCCTGCTCGCGCAGGCGGTGACAGTAGGCTTGCACGGTTTGGCCCAGAGTCAGGCCATCGGGCAACTTTCCCTCTGTCACGAGCGCGCTGATGGCCTGTTGGCTGACCCCCACGATGTCGCCGACAATCGCCTGGACAGCTGGTCCATCCAGGTCAATCAGCACAATACAACCCCCATAGTGAACCCATGGAACAGTCCGATTTCGGGCTCGTTTCGACC